TGATCCAACGTCTGTTATTTGCCTTCGTAAAATTTTATAAACACTTAATCCTGCAATATCATTTTCAAAATTAGGTCCTTCTAGTCGTATAAAATTTGTAAATACATCTTTTATTTTTCTGATTTCTTCAAATCTATTCTTCAAATATAATCTTATATAATCTCCAGATTCAAAAGATAAAGTTAAATCTTGGTCAAAATCACTTAAAATATTAGTATCTCTTACAGCAACAGATGAACTCATAACTAAAATGTCACTCATTTCTTCCATGTAAAAACTATAAAATACTGCTTCAGGTAAATTTCTGTAACCTCCTCCACTACCATCAGTTTCAACAAAAGAAATAGGAAAAACATTTAAAGTTTGTTTAGTTGTAACAAAATTTATAACACAATTTTCAATATTTGAAGAATATGAAGAATTTGCAACATCAATATATGCGTTAGATAATTGATCTAAAGTTAAACTATAAAAAGTTTCAATACTTACATTACTAACATTTAAAGTTCGAAATTTGGATTGGTCAACGAGTTTTATTGTAGCAGCACTTTCTTGTCCTAAAACTGCTCCAGAAAACCCTCCAGTAAAATCTATAAGGGAACTATCTTCAATTGATGGTTCTCTAAAACCAAAACCGCCGTCAATTACTGAAACTTCAATAATAGATCCTTTAGTGGTTTCGCCGACAGTTGCTAAGGCTCCAATTGGTGTTAAGCCTGATGGTGGCAAAGGATTTAAACCACCAATAATTGTTACTGGATCGCCTTCGTAACCAGTTGCTGTATCAAAAGCGTTGTAAAATAATCCTCGATATCTGGGATCTATTTTAATTTCAGATAGTGAACCAATTAATCTTCCTGTTACTGTTATTTCATTTAAATCATCATCAAAATATTTACCTGTTATTGTTTCACCAGTTTGAAATAATTTTTTAATATTTGAAATATAAATTTCAACATATTCAATACCTAACTGTCTATCAATTGATCTAGTAACACTTTCAACAACAGCTGTGGCTTTCGATAATTCTCCAACAATTTGAACGCCAACTAAATTAAAAATATTATTATCATTCGTATCAATTCTAAGAGCTAAAGGTAATGCCCATTTTCCATCAGATGCAATTAATATTTCTTCTTTAGGATAAAAAATATCAACATCTTCATTATATAAAATTTTAAATAGAAATTTTAATGAATCAGGAGTTCCTTTTGATTTATAATATTGATTTGTAAATTTTAATAGTTTAGATTTGTCTAGAAGTATTTCTTCTGGAAAATAAGGTATAAGTTCTTTTTTTAAAAGATTTAAATAAAAATCAGAAGATTCATCTAAATCTTTAGATTTTGAAAAATTTTCTAGAGCATTAGACAGTTGATTATTTGTTTCTAACCATTCATAATATTTTTCAAGAAAAGTTACAAACTTTGGATAATCTTCTTGAACATATCCTGGAAGTTGACTTTCAACTATTGATGAAGTAATTACATTAGTCATTATACTTTATATGCCTCTACAACAACACTTGTGGGATCTTCTTCATCAAAAGATAACATTTTGTTTTTTACAGAAGAAAGAATAGATGATTTTGGTTGAATATTAACAGATATTTCTTTAAAATCATTAGCCACATTTAAAGGATTAAAATTATCAATATAAATTTTTCCAAGCACATAATCTATTTTTCCTGTAACGCCATTATTTTTACCATAATTTAAAATCACTTTTGTATTTTCATTTGTTATTTGATCAGGTTTGTAATAAATTATTCTCAACTGACCAAATCTACCTTCTAGCACAGCAGAAGCGGCTGCTAATTTTCCTCCGCCTCCAACTATTCTAATTGTTGCTGTGGTATAACCCACTCCAGGATTTTTAACTTCTATTTTTGATAATTTACTATTAACAATTATTGCAACAGCAGTTGCTCCTTGTCCGTCACCAATAATTTCAATTGTTGGAGTGGTTGTATAATTAACACCTGGATTTGTAACAACAATAGATTCAACTCCTGTAAAAGAAGAAGGAACTTCTTCAAAAAAACATTCTCTTTGAATTTGATTTTCATCTAACATTGTAAAATTTGGATTCGAATAAAAATTATCTAATGTTGTGCCTTTGTCTAATGAAACACCATAATCTAAAATATAACTGTTTGAATTTATTAAATCTGGTTTAAATTTTTTTGTTAAAAACAATTGTATTTCATTAGATACAATAGAATTATCTGAATTATCTATTACAGTTTTTAATGTTGATGGTTTAAATATAGAATTAAAAGTATTTAAATTACTGTTGCAAAATTCTTTTATTTTTGTTTCTACTATTGTTTTTAAATTATTTACATTACTAACCGTTTTTGTGGGTTCATAATATACTTTAGAAATAATTTTTAAGAAATTATAATCTACATCAACAATTTCAGGTGTCACAGTAAGAACACTTATTGGTTTTAAAATTTGTTCTTTTACAAATTCTTTTTGCTCTTCAGTAATTTCAAACCCAAGTTTAGGTTTGGCTGCTATAAAAACTTTACCATAAATTGGAGGATCATTTTCTTCTCCTCCCCAAACATTTACAGCTTCAAATTGAGGATATTTTTGTTGTATTAATTTAATATAATCATTTTTAGTAACAGCTCTATTTTGAGATGTAAATTGTAATGGTGCTGCAAACTTTATTTCATCTACTGTTTCTCTCTGAGATCCTCCAGAAGCTGCAACTAAAGAACTAACTATAAAATTAGAGTAACCACCTACAGTTGAAGTAGCTATAAAATTGTTTGCTTTATTTGCGGCGTCAGCATTTGTCACCAGATAACTTACTGTGACCACACCACCATCAGGAATTTTTTTACCTAAAATATCATCACCAAAATAAATTTGATATTTTCCATCTTGGCTTTCTTGTAAGTAATAAACTTCTGATGTTTTTGTTACTGATAAAGCATCAGAATTTAAAGAATACACAGTATAAGATGTATTAGATGTTGATTGTTTTACAGTAACTTTTAAAGTTGTAGTGTCAATATTCAAATCTGGAATAGTAAAAATTTGTTTTGGATTTGAAGATTGATCATGAATAAATGTGTATGAATTTAATTTTCCTTCATATATTGATAAATTGGAAAAAACAAAATTATTAGCTGTTTTTGTAACAGTTACATCATCGAGAGTGATAAAATTATAAGATTTAGTGTCTATTAAATTCGACAAAAATGTATATCCTGCTGGTAAAGTTAAAGAACCAGGTGTTGAATTTAAAGAGTTTATAGTAAAATTTATTTTTGCAACTGGCGCTCTAACAGATCTTGGAGTATACCCATATTTTTTAGCATGAGAAATTACAGAATTTCTTAAAATAGCAGAATCTAAGAAAGACTCATTAACAATCATATTCATATAATATGCATTGTAATGTGTGTTATACGCTAAGATGTCCATTAAAACATTTAAACCTGCTCCTTCAAAATCATAATCCGAAAATTCTGATTGTTGTTTTAAGAAGTTTTTTAAATTAGTTTTGATCGTATCAAAATCTAAATCTGTTACAGTTAAACGATTTGCCATTATCTTACTCGTTGTAGGAAAAATTGAATTGTTATTGGATTAGTTAAATTTATTATATAAAACTCTAACTGAATTTTGTATCCATTATTATCAAAATCAGGTATAGCAACAACTTTAGAAACACTTACCCGAGGCTCAAAGTTTTCTATAGTCTGAAGTATTTCCCTTTCGAGACTAATTGCTGTAATCGCATCAATGTTTTCGAATAACATTGATCGAATATTTGACCCAAAATCTGGATTAAATGGTTTTTCGTAATGATTAGTTAAAATAATATTTTTTATGGAATTAATAACCGCCTGTTCATCAACATGTTTGTTTATGTCTTTGCGAACAGGATGTATATTAAAGGCCAGATCGAGATCTTTATATTGCCTTGTTACTTTTGTCGTTACTGTAGCCATCTATTATTTATGACGTATTTGCCAAGTTATTTTTAAGAAATGTCGTACCAATATAATTTTGAATTAAAAAGTTCTCTGTATTTCCAACCGTATTAAATTTAGAGACAAAATAATAGTCATCTAAAATTTGACGTTGTTTTTTGAAGAAATTCCAATCAGATATTCTTTGATTGTATAGGAGAGTATTAGCTGTTTCTAAACGACTTTTTATTGATATCAAAGATGAGTTTGATATATTGCTGGTCATTCCATTATATGAATTGGTTAGAGT